GGAAATTGGCAGGTGACGATAGGCCGTCCCGCAACCGCAGCCATTGATGCCGTGGATAAGTCCGGCGGCGACACGATAAAAAAAGGCCTTGCGGCGATTGGCGATTTACCGCCATACCAGGTTGTCTGGATTTCCAACAATGTCGATTACATCGAATTCCTGGAAGAGGGAAGCAGCCGGCAAGCCCCTGAAGGGATGATGTCTTTGACCCTAGAAGAACTGAATATCCTGTTTTCAAAGGCGGTGGAATGATCACCACGACTACAACCAATGCGATCCGGTCACGGTTCAAGGTACAAATCGCGGACCCTGAAAGCCTGGTGACGCAGTACGACAATCAGGATATGGCAAAACCTAATCTGCCCTGGTGTCGGCTGTCGATTCTGGATGGGGAATCGTTCCAGACCGAAATCGTCAGCGGTTATCGTACCGCGGGCGTCATGATTGCCCAGTTATTCTATCCACTGGGGACCGGCGATAAGGCCGCCAGGATCATGGCGGCCCATATTGAGGATGCATTTAAAAGCGTTTCCATCAGCGGGATTCAGTTTCAAACTCCGTCCGTCAAAACCATAGGACGGCGGGATGATTCATGGCAGGTCAATGTTACCTGTCCGTTTTATGTAAACGAATAAGGTAAGGATTTACTGAAAGGATGATACAATGAGTGATTCAAATCGCGTCAGATTGGCGTATGTGAAAGAAAGCTCCTTCGGCGTCCAGAAGACCGGGGCCAATTTGCAGATTTTGCGACATACCGGCGAAAGCCTGAAGCAAACCCAGCAAACGACAACCTCCAATGAGATTCGTTCCGACCGCCAGATCAGCGGGATTAAGCGAAATAATGTCGGGGCCGATGGGGATATTAATTTTGAGTTCTCGTTCGGGACCTTTGATGATCTGCTGCTGGCGGTCCTGATGCACAATCCAACGGCGGTTACGGTAACGGCAATTACGATCTCGGCTTTGGCAGCCGATAATTCGTTCAATGATTCGGCCAACGGATTCGGCGGGATCGCCCCAGGGCAGTTCATTCAGGTGACAGGCTTTACCGGGGATCCGGCCAATAATGGATTTTTCAAGGTGGAATCGGCGACGGCGGCCAAACTGATTGTCTCAGGCGGTACCCTGGTCAATGATACAGCCGGGGAATCGGTCACAATCAAGCAGGGGGATTGGTCAACCGTCATCACGGTCAATGCGGCGACGATTTCAGCGGCGTCGGCGGATAATTCATTCAATGACTCGGGCAATGGTTTTGGGGACCTGGCTGTCAATCAGTGGATCAAGGTGACGGGATTCACCGAAGCCGCCAACAATGGCTATTTCAAGATTATCGGCAAGACCGCGGGCAAGCTTGTCGTCACTGGCGGGACATTGGTCACAGAAGCGGAGGGCAATGCTGTGACACTCAAACAGGGAGCTGTCGTGTTCAATGGGGTATCCAAGACCTCGTTTAATATCGAGCGGACCTATGAAGACCTGTCCCATGAAATCGCCCTGTTTACCGGGATGATGCCGGAGCAGTTGGCCTTGAATATCAGCGTGGATCAGATTATCACCGGGGGATTGTCGTTCATCGGCAAACAGGAGACCTCGCTTGCCACGTCGGGGGGGACGGGTTATACCCCGGCGACGACAACCGAAGCGGTCAATGCCGTCGAAAATATCACCTCGATTTTCGAGAATATGAATGCGATGGATGCCTCGGCACTGTCGATTACCCTCAAAAACAACCTGCGGGCCAAACAGAAGATCGGTGCTCTGGGGGCCTTTGAAATCGGCTCCGGAACCGTCAGTATTACGGGAAATCTGACGGCGTACTATAACAACAAGACCCTGATTGATAAGTACCTGAACCAGACCGTCACCTCGTTTGCCTTCGTCGTGGTCGATGTGGCCGGCAACGCGTATGTGTTTGACATGCCCGGGGTGAAATTCTCGTCGGGCCAGAGAAACGGCGGGGCGTTGAACTCGGATGTCATGGCGGAACTGGCCTATACCGCGTTCATGGGAACCTTGGATAAGGTGTCCCTGCGCATTGCGAAATTTGCAGCTTAAGAGGCATCATTACTCCTCCTGTGGGCGGTTTGACGGTTCATTGGGAAGTGTCGCCGCCCATAAAGGAGTCAATAAATCGTATCATGGAGAAGTAATATGGCAAAGATTGGAACTTTAAAAACAGACCTGAAAAAGGCCAAAGAAGGCGTCTGGGTGGACTACGCCGCGGGAATCCGGCTCAAGATTGCCAGCATCGGCAACAAGGCCTATCGGGATGCCGTGGAAATGATCTTAAAGCCTCACATGAACCGGATTCGTCACAATCTCATGCCCGCAGACGAGCGGCTTGACCTGTTGAAACCGGCCATTGCCCAGCACATCTTGATCGGCTGGGACAACCTGGAAGACGACAACGGCCAGAACATCCCCTATTCGGCGGCCAAGGCCCTGGAGTTTTTCAAGGATCCGACGCTGGAAGATTTTTTCAGTTTTGTGGTTTCGACAGCCGGGGAATCGGAAGCCTATCGGTCGGTCGAAGTTGAAGAGGCCAAAGAAAATTTGTCTTGTTCCTGAAATGGCATTTAAAAAATGGGAAGCATCTGGACTTTCTGATCAAAAAAAAGAAGGTCCCGGCTGACTTCCCGGCCCTCTATGAAGATTTAGACGAGGTTTGGCGGGCCTTTCGGGAATTAAATGAGTGCCGAACCAGCGGGTTTAATCCAAACCCGATACCACTGAGTGAAATCAAGGTATGGTGTGACATCAATGAAATCCGCGATGTCCACTATTACCACGATCTGATCAAAGCGTTGGACAAGGTGTACTTAGATGCCTACATTGAAACTCGGAATTGATGCCAGGGCAGCGATGACCGGAGCCGCGACATTTACCGCGGCAACCCATACCGTCAAGTCTGCTGCCACGTCAACGATGAGCGTTGTGACACGACTTGCCGCGGCATTGGGGGCCAGCCTGACTGCCGGGTATATCCTCAAAAATGCCCTGGACCAGGAAAAGGCATATCGCAACTTATCTTCAGCCTTGCGGCTGGTCGGGGCCGATACCAAGAACAATCTTGATATTTTGACCCGGTTTTCATCGGAAATGCAGCGAAATACCATTTACGGCGATGACCAGATCATGGCCCAGATGACTGCCCTGAAAAACATGGGCGTTCATACAACCCGGCTCAAAGAAGTCACTCAGGCTGCGATTGGATTAGCCGCAAAATACAATATGGAACTGGCTCCGGCTGTAGAATTAGTGGGCCGGGCCTATCAAGGCCATACCCAAATGCTTGCCCGGCATGGAATCGCCCTGGATACATCAAAATCCAAACAGGAACAGTTTAACCAGATCATAAAGGTCGGGGTGGAAGCCTATGCCCTGGCGACGGATGAAACAAAAACCGCCTCCGGGGCCTTGATGCAATTGCGGAATGCGGTTGGCGATACTGCCGAGGCTATCGGTATGGCATTTCTGCCGATGATCAAGGAAGCCGCAGCGGCAATCACAGACTGGCTCTTGAATAATCAGGATCGGATTGCGATGTGGTCTGAGAAGTTCGTTGCTGGGATCAACTGGGTTACTGACAATATCAAACTATTCATCGGTTACTTTTCGTCTGACTTCGGGGGCGGGATAAAATATGGCCTTGATGCTTCTTTGGTCCTGTTCAAGGCCTGGGGTCAGTCCTTGATGGAGGTTCTGGAAAAGATATTTGCTGATATCGCTGTCAATATGACACGGTGGATTGAGAAAGGCCTTGCCATCAAATCAGACCGTTTCCAGATCGCCGATGAAATGAAACGTTTGGCTCAAAATGAACTGGCTTCGCAGGGCCGGGTTATCATGGGGCCAGCGGAAGCAGCCGCCTATCGGAAAGAGCTTGATACCCTGACTGAAAAGAAGATTCAGGACTATCTGGACTCCCAGCAATCTAGATATGAATCGCGATACCCCTCGGCATCCTCTGGTTCTTGGGACGCTGTAGGCAAGAAAATGGAAGACCACTTCGCAACCGCCCTGGGAAAAATCAAACAGTTTACGCCGTCTGATTTGAGTGCTGAACTGACAAGGGCGTATGGGGCGTTTCGCTCTGAAATCGATGCGATTGAGAAAAAATATCCCCTGTCGCAGGGACAGACGGCCCCGGCTGTCGGTGCTCATGCCAATATGCCTGCATTGACCGGGGGAATGTATGAAAGAGCCGGTGGGTATGCTGATCCTGACATCATTAAACGCATGAACGATACGACGCGTGCTGTCCGGGACCAGCAGTACGCCATGACCTTGACAGATCGGCAGGCTGCAATCTGGACCGAAACCATTAAATATCAGCGTGTCGCGTATGAAGAATTGGGGTATTCGATAGACCAGGCGACCCAGGCTTCAAAGGGATTAGAGCTGGAACTGGAAAACCTGGAACGCATGAAGACCCTTAAATCCATCGCTGACGGTGTGGGTTCGGCTTTTACCAATGCCTTTACGGACATTATCTGGGGGGCTAAAAGTGCCTCCGAAGCCCTGTCGTCGTTTACGAAAGAGATTGCCAATCTGGTTTTGCAATACACGGTCATGGTTCCCATTGCCCAGGGGATCTCCGCCTCGATTATGGGTTCTTTTAGCGGGTTTACGGGGTCGGGCACTTTGAATTCGGCGATGGGCAATGTGTTTTATCATGGCGGCCTGATCCCCTTTGCCAGCGGGGGTATCGTTACCCGTCCGACGATCTTTCCTATGGCAAACGGGGCCGGACTGATGGGAGAGGCCGGGCCGGAAGCAATCATGCCGTTGAAACGGGATTCGAGCGGTCGTTTGGGAGTGGCGTCTTTGGGCGGAGGCGTGAATGTGCAAAACAATATTCAGGTTGTGAACAATAGTTCTCAGCCGGTCAATGCAAAGATTAGCGATACGAAATTCGACGGCAAGAAATTCGTAACAACGGTGATCTTGGAAGATTTCAACAGCAACGGTCCTATATCCCGTGGCATGAGGCAGAAATAATATGGCGGATTATCCAATGTTATCTCAGAATCCGGACGCTGAAGGGTACAAAGAAGAACCGGCGATGGACCCGACCCTCAGAAGCGAAACAGAGTCCGGCAAAGTGATCACACGGGCACGGTTTACCCGGGT